TGGACGCCCTCAAGGCGTGAGAGCGAGCGTTGGCCCAGGGTAATGCTCATCGGTTAAGCTTTACGATAATGCCGACCAGCAGCATGATGATAGCCCCCGCCACGGTGATGCTAATACTTTCAAGGCGTTTCAGACGGGCACAAAGACCCTCATACCGCAATGCGCAAACCTCCTCATGCGTGTTGAGGCGGGCTTCAGTCTGGTCGATAGAGGTCATGCTAGTAGCCTACCATTGCGTTCTGGTTTTGAGAAGGTTCGCCATACATGGGATACAATTCACCGCTAGGGCCAGTGCCTACACCCACAAGAGTTTGGCCTGAAGGTACAGCGGTTGCCGCGCCGTACAGCGTGTTGAAGGCGTTGCGAACCACAGGTGCGCGCACCGCACCGTAGCCAGCCAAACGACGCTGAAGCTGCACGCGGTCGGCGAGCGGGATCGTCGTCAGCAGTTCTTCAGCGGTCTTGCCGTTACGGAAACCTTCGGCAAGTGCCTGTTGTGTTTGGCGATCCAGCCCAGACTCAGACAAGATTTTGGTAAACTTCAGCAGCGCACCGGTGGCGCTGCCAACCATACCAACCGGCGAGTACTTATGGAAAATATCCGCTTCCTGCGGAGGGTTCTTCAATAGGTCGCTGGCAAGATGCTCACCTTCGCCGGCCTGCGCGGCCATGCGGCTATTAAGCTCGACGCCTCCCGCGATGTTTTCCAGCGCCGGCATACGCGACGGCCCAGCCGCGCCACCAGGCACGCCCATCATTTCCTGGATGTCAAAATTGCGAGCGCCTGCGCGGGGAAATGCTTCTTCGACCGCTCCGGTCGTGCCGTAGGCGCCGCGGACTGTGCGGGCAAACTGTTCAGGGTTCTGTTCAAAAACGCCAGCCAAGTTGCCCGCAAACTTCTGGCGCTCCAGTTCCGTCGCGCCAGCCGCAAACCCAGCCTTGGCTTCCTTGTAGCCCGCACCGCCGGCGCCTTCGATGGCGTTGTCGATGAAAGGCTTGATGCGGCCAACAAGCTCAGCCGTAGCGTTTTTGACGCCGCCGACATCCACGTTTGGCCCAAGCAGTTTTGCGACCGTGACGTTTGCGTCCTTGCGGATAGCATCAAGATCGCCAGCACGAATGATCGGGCCGTGGCTCTCAATCTCTTGAGCTATCGACTCAAGCGCACTGCGCTGCGTGCTGCTAAGGCCTTCGGCCTGCTTAAGACCGCGGATTTGCGTTGCAAGCGGCGATGTCTCGAGCGCATGAATACCTTGCGCGCCCAAATTGGCTCGTTCAAAGGCCTGTTCTTCGGCGGTCTTATATGTATTACCGATCGCCTTACGGCCTTCGGCAAACGCATTCCGCGCCTCTCGCTCCGTGCCGCCCTTTGCCATAGCGTTCAGTGTGGCCTGCTGTGCTTCCGTCTCGGCGCGTGCGATCGGGCCATAGATGTGCTTGCCTGGGCCTTCGGCCATCTTTGCGGCGAGCGCCTGAAACGCTGGCTCATGCTCACCGGCTTGCGCCACGACCTTGGCGAACGGCACACCTACAGGCGCATTGCGCGCCAAGTTAAGGACAGCCTCGTACGGCATGTTGAACGCCTTGCGGAAGATCGCCGCAGCACGCTGCGTACCAAGCTGTCCGCTAAGGCGTTCCCAAGCTGGAAGGATGACTTTGTCTGCCGCCGTGCGCGCAATAGTCGAGCCAAGCGTCGGGAACAGCGCACCGCCCAAGGCACCCGCAATGGCGTCATCGCCGGTCACACCCGCGCTCACCGCGCCGGTCGTCGCCCCGGCGCCCGCACGTAGAGCCAAATCAACAGCACGGGCGCCGAGAGTCGGCGCAACGGCAGTGGCAGCTTTGACCGCAGCCCGCGTCGGCAGCAGGCCCGTCCTGAAACCACCAGACTCCAGCGCCGCCGCAACGGCTTCCCCCACTCGCGTGCCCCCGGCAACGGCGCGGGCGCCGGTAGCCAGTAGGGGACCGGCCGGCGCCGTGGCGACAATATTGCCGGCGAGCTTACCGCCGCCGTATGAAATTGGGTTCTGCCGCTGTGCCTGCTGCGCTTGCGCCGCCGCAACGGCTTCCACGCGCTGACGACGCTGCTGGGCGCCGGGGAACATATATTCTTCGGCAGCGTTACCGATATATGTTAGGGGGTTAATCGCATTGGCTATATCCGCGACCGGCTTAAGACCACGTCCAAAGCCCCACAGCGCCGACTCATACCACGGCTGCTGCGCTTCAGGCGTCGGCTGCGCTTGCGGGCTGACGTCAATACCGAAACGCTGCCGTATGTGCCCCTGCGTTGCGGCATTAGCATTGCGATACTCAGGCATCACCGCAATGCGGCGCTCAAAGATAGCCCGCTTTGTCGCCGCGTTGGCGTTTTTGTAGTTGGGGTCGTTCAGAATGTCTTGTGGGCTTGCCATGTCACAGACCCTTTAGGAGCGGGTTGTTCATATCAACCGCTTCAGTCTTTTTCGGCGCGGCAGCGCCATTTCCTGCCGAACGCTCTTTTAGCGTAATTCCGTAATCGGATGCTGTGGACTTGATGGCCTCAATAAGAGTTTCCCTAGATGGATTATCACCGCCGCCCATCATCTGTATGTGCATCTTTTGAGACGCGACCGCGCGGTTCATACCCGCCTGCCCAGGTTTAATGGTCTGGTACATCGCGCCGATCAAATGCTTGGTGACCCTATCCCATACAGACTTATGCGCGACGCCCCCCGGCAGCGCGGTATGTACGCCAAATTCAGCGGTTTTCGGGTCAAATTTACCATGCAAAACACTTTGCGACTGATTATCCCACCACGAATTTTTCGATGATTGAAATGCGGATGAATTGGCTGGGTCTTGTACCAAGTCAAGCGCCATTTGAAGTTCGTTAGTCAAAGCCTTATGCTGCTGCTCTTTGTCCGCTGCGGCCTGCTGATCTTTTGCCGTAGCAGCAGGCTTACCCTTCGTCGGACCCTGAAGCTGACCGCCGCCGCCGCCCATGTTGGGGCCGGGTTCGACATGCACATGATTCTTGCCGCGCTCGATGATAACATCAAAGCCCTGCTGCTTGAGCGGTGCAAGCGCGGCAGCAAGCTGGTCCAGCGACTGCCCTTTGGCGGGCTGAAGATCGCGGGCATTGTCCGACAGATGGTAGCTGTTAGCTACGCCGCGGACCTCTGCGTTGCGTTCCGGTGTACGCCCGCGCCCAGACACAACAAGACCAGGCGCCAGTTGCTTGGCTGCATCTTCGATAGCCGCGCCGTATTGTCCCGCCGTTACGCCGCCACCACGCTGACCGGGGATACCACCGCCACCTACCATGACCGGGCCGGGAACGTGGGTGCTCACCACAACGTAATTGCCGTTTTCGTCCTGCACGACCTTACCGGCGGGGTTCTGTGCGGCGTACTGCTGCTGCGGCGTCATCGTCTTCTGCGCTTCCGATCCTGGAGCGACGGCGAACGGGGCCGAGCCATACTTTGGCCGCATGAGAACGCGCGTAGAACCGCCCAGATCCTGCGTCTGCGTGTCCTGCTCAAGCTGCTGGGCGGCAGTCAGGTTCCTGCGCAGCGCGTCCATCTTCCACGCGCCGAACTGCTCAGGCGTCATACCTTTGACTGCCTCGACAGCTTTAAGAACACCCGCAGAGAAAGTCGGGAACTGCTGCGCGGTGCGCAAAGCTGCCGCGATTGCTTCTTCCGGCGTGGCGGTATTGCCTAGCTCACGGTAAGAAAATTCAAGAAGGTCTTTTTTTAGTTTCAACTGCTCGTTACTGCCCTTGGCAACGGCTTCGACGCCTTGGCCGTAGGCTTTCATCCACTCTGGGATATCTGCGCCGAGGTTAGCCTGCGCCAACCCACGGATGACCCCCTGCTGGTTAATGTTACCGCTAGCGTCCACATTCTGGCGGTAGATCATTTGGCGCATCGCGTTCTGCTGCTGCTTAAGCTGCTCTTGCGCCATAGCGTTCTGCTTCACGCGATATGCGTCGCGCTCTTGCATGATGTCGCCGTAGGTCGGCGTGTGAATCGGTTTCACCTCAAGCGCGAGGAGGGGCTGCTGTGCCATGATCAGTTACCCACCAAAATCAAAAACAGGGCCGGCGTCAATTGGGCCGGTATAGGGCGCGGCGATCGGTGAAGTGTTTAGTATCGAGTTCAAACTTCCATATCGGGTTATATTGCCATACGTGCTGTTGCGCGCCAGCGCGCTGCCAACGCTGCTGGCGATATTGCTGAAGGCATTACCCCAAGCGTTTGCGCTGCCGACCTGACCCGACGCGCGCGCGTTCCCTGCGTTGTAAATGCTCTGGCCCTGCGCCTCCGCAGTTTGGCCGGCCGCGTTGGTCAGCGTATTGGCAGCGGATTGGCCGGCGCCCATCAGCGACTGAAGCGGGTTAAGCTGGTTGCCCCGGTTGACCTGGTAGCGGTTGAACGCGTTCTGGTACTCTTGGCTGCCCATCTCTTGGCCGTACCGCGCCGCAGCTTTAAGAGCCGATCCCGACTGAAGACCGCCGCGCGCGGCTGCCGATCGCTCAATGGCTTTCTGGCCTTCGGACAGCCGGAAGGCGTAGCCAGGGTCTTGGTTGAAATCCTGCATACCGAAGTCGCGGGCGTACTTGCCGAAGTCGGGGCTTTTGGGATCAACGACGATACCCTGCGCGTTTGTCGCCGGGGCGCCGCCACCCATGCCAGGTACTGTAAACGTGCCGAAGGGCGTGTTGTACGTCCGCACGCCGCCACCGGAAATGGCAGGCTGCCCTGCGTTGGGGTTCAACCCAAGCAACGTCATAAGCCGGTTCTGCGCGGTCAGACCGCCTTGGCGGAACGGCTCTTGCAGTTCAATCTGGCGGTTGAACATTTCCCTTCGCAGGGCGCGGTCTTCCGCTGCGGCTCGCTCCTGCGCCTCGGCCGCGCCTTTAGCGGCGGAAGACCCAATAAGCGCACTACCGATGCCGCCTACGACCGTTGCTGCGGTGACACCTGACATCTTATTTTGCTCCTAACGGCAACGCTTGTCGGTAATCTACAGTAATTTCCGCGCCAAGGATACCACCTTTGCAGCCGGAAATGTTTTCACTTGCGAACAGATATAGATCACCGTTTTCAGACGCAACCCATTCGGCGTTAGGTGTCTTGGAGTGGTTGATGAACTGGCCTGCTGGCGTCCATTCGCCGCCGATCCGAACCGGTGCAATCATCTCATGCGCGCTAATTTCCGCAGTGGAAAACACGCCTTTGCCGTGAACCGAGGATGCAGACACTTGCATCTTATAGCTGCCGTGCGGCATGGGGCTTGGGTCGCCCACCATGATCCGCGCCGCAGCGGTTTCGGTCAGTCCGAGGTCCATCAGCGCCGCAACGTAATCAGCGCGGTCGCCGCTTTTGTCGTGGGTCAGCAGTTGCCGTGCTTCGTCCAGATTGTCGCTAGGCTCGTAGAGCCAATCTTCTAGCGTCTCTACGTCCGTTTCTGCGGTGGCGTAGACATTCTGCCAGCGTACCGTTTCGTGGATGTATGCGATCTTCTTACCTGGTGCCCCAACGAACGTCTGCGGCGCGGTCAGTTCGTGGCGCGTACCGTCGCTGCGGATCAGCGTAAGCCGGCCCTCCAGCATGATGTTAAACTGCGGATGCTTGTGGTCATGCCCGATGATGTACGCGCCGGTCGGCATGACCACTTCGCGGATGTAGACGCCGGGGCCGAAATGGTGCGTGACGGGGCAGTCCACCTGTTCTTCCTTGAGGAAGGCAGATTCCAGATGCAGGACATCCTGCTCTGTAAACGGACGCTCTGCCAGCACGATGTCCATTAGCTGACCAGACGGCCCGAGGCGCGGATGTTGATCGACGTAGCCGTGCCCGCGATCGTCGAGATAAACCCGCCCCCCGGCAGCACATGGCCGACCAGTTCAGGGAACGTGTACGTCTCGGACGGCTGGAGCGTCTTGGTCTTGACGATCAAGTTGCTGTCGCCCGCCGAACCGGCTGACGCCACCAGGTTCACACTGATCGTGGCCGCGGCGGCGCTGTAGTTGGTCGCCGTGAACTTGTCGATGATCGTCTGGACGCCGGTCGAGGTGTACTGCGTCGTTTGCGAGGCTTCCGCAATCTTCGCCGGGATGATGTTGCTGATAGATACGGACATGGGTCAATCCTCAACTGGTTGCGGAATAATATCGGATGCGTAAGGCGATAGCAACGCGTCCCTATAGCACCTTGGTTGCGCGCATATACGACCCGGCTTGCGGCGTCAGTGTCCCAAAAGTCTGGGTCGAGCGTAGCTGTATTGTGGTTGCAGCGTTAGTATTAACAATTACCTTGAACCTAAACATATGGTAAACTGCGGTAGACAGCGTAGTGCTGGCCGCATGGGCGAGGGTTGTAGACGTTTGGATAGCCGCGCTTCCACCAACGAACGCTGTGCCGGTTATCACCGTTGTAGTGAAACCGCCAGCGGGTGTTGCTGTATAAAAGCTCGAGATTGCATTTGGTGCAGAACTAAACGTCCATGTCCATGTAACCGTTCCCGCTGTGGATTTCAGGAAATAGGCAACGCAATCTATATCGTAGGTACTACTGGCATCCAGTGAGATTGTAGACGTAAAATAGTCTGTGATCGCCGGGCCTTGCGCCGACCCCGCCGCGCTATATTTTACGCCGGTCCAACCCAGCGTGGTAAACGATGCGGCATCAGGCGTTGTTGCGCCAACGGTCCCGTTGATATTGATCGATGCCGTACCGGTTAGGTTAGTCACTACGCCAGAGGCTGGTGTACCAAGAGCGGGGGTTACTAGTGTGGGGCTGGTTGAGAGAACTACGTTGCCCGAACCCGTGCTAGTCGTTACGCCGGTACCGCCGTTGGCTACGGCTAGCGTACCCGTAACACCCGTAGTAAGGGGTAGGCCCGTACAGCTAGTGAGAGTGCCCGAAGATGGCGTGCCAAGACCGGGGGTGACCAGCGTCGGGCTGGTTGAGAGCACTGTGTTGCCCGAACCCGTGCTAGTCGTTACGCCGGTACCGCCGTTGGCTACAGCTAGCGTACCCGTAACACCCGTAGTAAGGGGTAGGCCCGTACAGCTAGTGAGAGTGCCGGAAGTCGGTGTACCCAAAACCGGTGTCACAAGTGTAGGCGATGTCGAGAGGACTACGTTGCCGGTGCCCGTGCTGGAAGTTACACCCGTGCCACCATTCGCGACAGCCAGCGTGCCCGCCAGCGTGATTGTGCCGCTCGTGGTGATCGGCGAACCTGTGACCGTCAGGCCGGTCGTGCCGCCGGAGAACGCTACACTGGTGACGGTGCCGGCATTGCCAAAATAAGCCAATGACGCCCAAACGGTCGATCCATTACCGATCTTGAGTTTGTTGGTGTCTGATTCCCAGCCAGGTTGGCCGTTCGCCAAAGTAGGGTTGGCCGAAGTCCAGTTGGCGGCTGTGTCTTTGCGGAGTTGGATCGTCATCAGGCCGCTCCGTCGTCAAACAAAAATACGCCAGAAGCAGATGCTGTTCCGTCGTTGATCGCGAATAGCCCGCTGGCGCTCACAGACGAACTAGTGTTGTTTATGATAATGCTAGCACTTGGAGCCAAAGATAAATCTTGTAACGACGACCAGACAGGTTGTAAATATGTCTGTAAGTCTGGTGGCAGCGCGGCGTTCAAATCTTGCACTTGGTTTTGCACGACTGCCACATCGTCAACCGACGCGCCGGTCGCTTGGCTTCCCGTCGCCTGCGCCAGCGTGTCGATCATTTGGCTGTATGATGCCGCTAAAGCGTTAGCGTCAGGCGACAGCGTAGATGCGTCTTGCGATGTCTGCGCTGAATCCCGCAACGACAGAAGGAACCTGTACCATTCACGAGAGATTGCTCCCGTCCGCGCGTCTAGAAAGTCTACGCGCGGCGGCGTGATCTGGGTAGGGTTGATGGGTATCGAAGCCATCAGTACAGCGTCCCGCTGAGGATCAGTTCCGCGCCCATGATGTAGACGCGCACGGGGTCAGTCCCCGACACCTCATACACGCGGTCGCGAATCTTCAGGGTCATGCCGAGCCGGCGCCAGATGGCGCGGACGCCGTATCCGCCAATCTTGCCCATCGAAGTCCAGTGTTCATTGGACCATGTGTGCCCGCCGTTGCCCGACCAGCGCAGCATGACCTGAGGGTCGCTGCCTTGGCCGTCGTTGAGGCCGACGCCCGTCTCGCAGTCTAGCTGGAGGCTGTGATGGGCTGTACGCTTGAGGTCGTTTGAGCCGGTCGGCAGCGCGCGCCACGATCGCAGCCATTTCTGCGGCTGGCCGTTGTCCTGATAAACGTCAAGGTCGAACGTGTAGATGTTGCCATTCTCAAAATCGCCGATGACGATATTACCGAGAAAGTTGCACATATTTTCGCCGCGGTGGCGCGTGAACACGCCGTCCGCAAGCCCGGCGCGCTCGTGCCAAGCGCCGGTCGCCGCGTCGTAGACCCACGTTGCGTTGGCCGACGGAAAGTTCAGCACGTAGAAGCTATGGCCGTCCTGCTGGTACGTGTACGCGGTTGCGTCTGAGATATTTTCGTACTGCTGGATCTGCCATTCGACAGAGTGCGTCGAGACGCGCTGGCCGATATAACCAGAAGCCTTGTAGACCATCCCGCGTCCGCGCGCGTCTTGGCCGAGCCAGTAGATTTGGTTGTCCATCTTGGCGATGGAATACGGCGCGGCGCAGCCGAGTTCATTGAACGCGCCAGGGATCGGCCCGAGGGGGAAGTCCGTCGCCGCAGTGTTGTACCAGACTTCGGTGGTGTCGGTGCCAAACACCCACAGTTCGCGGTGATCGGTAAAGACGGCCACAACGCCGTCGGGCGAACCTTCGGCGCTGGCAAACTCCAGCGGGTCGATGCTGGTGCCATCCAGCAGCGAAGTCACCCAAATCCGCTGGCTGTCAGGCTCGTTGAAAACGAAGTAGCCGTCCAGATACGTGACGGTCCCGGCGCCGGGAAAATCGGGGTCTGTAATTTGCGCAAACACATTAGTCGCTTCGTTGTAGATGTACCCGTAAGGGTTGGCCGCAATAAAGATCTGCGTGCCGTTGTCCGCAATCGACACCGGGCCAGTGCCGGCCACAGTGCCGATCAGGATCGGCGTGGCGGTGAGGCTCGTCAGCTTGTAGAACTCGTTCCCCGACACGACGTAGAAGTCCGCGCCGTTGGTCTGGTGCGCCCACAGCCCACGGATCGGCCCAGTGCCAATCGTCTGCTGAAACTTCAGCCCCGGCGCACGCTGAAGAAAGGCGGGCTCTTTGCCGCCCTCCGGTACAATCTCCGGGAACAGATTGACCATGCGGTTGTCAGCAGCGTTGACGCTGCGGGCGACGTAGGCCGACCCGAGGATCGGGGTATGCATTAATAGTTACCCGCAAAGATGTTGAACCGCTGGCGCGTTGCGACGATCGAGTACGGCAGCGACATGATGCCGTTCGGGTTGTTGATGCGCTTGATGTCGCGCTTGCTGGTCATGGCGATGCGCTGCACTTGGCGGGTCGGCTCGACGCCGTACATCGCCGCAATCTCGCAGGCGAGATTGTAGCGGAACGCGCGGAGGTAGCCCGGCGGGAACGCGAGCGTGGTCGCCAAGTCGGCGGGCTGGTCCAGCACCTTGGCCGACACCACATGGAACTCCAGCAGCTTGGTCGGCACCGGGTACACTGCCATCTGAATGTCAGGGTAGGTCATGTTGACCCACAGCACCTGAGGGTACGTCGAGGTCACGGTCTTGACCGCGATGCCGTCGTACTGCTGCTGGTTGATCAGTTTGATACCGTAGCTGATGCCACTGGCGGGATCGCGGAAATAGGTCGCGTCATCGACCAGCACGGGGCGGTTGATGATTGCGAGCGGATCGACCGGCGTCAGCGACCCAGACGGCCCGAGCGTGGCCGTGCGCGTGCCGGGCAGCCAGTTGACGACCTGATCTTCAGTGCAGAATACGGCGAGGCGTTCCGTACTCCACGAGTCGATCATCTGGTTAAGGGCTTCAAGCGCGTCTGCGGCGGTTGCTGCGGAAGGCACTTCACCTTCTGCAAGTTGGCCGATCAGACTTAGCGCGCCGTTAATCTGATCGCTCGCCGTCGTCATCAAGTTCGTCCTTCACTGCGGGCCTGCGGCCACGACGTTTTACCGCCAGTTCATTAGCAGGAACTGCCGCGTCTGACGACTGCGTGTCGGGATCATACCGCATCCAGCCGTGGGATTCATCATAAATCGCTTCAGCTTCCATCGTGGCGACCTTGGCGCCGTGAACCGGATGGCTGAGATAGATAACAGACATAAGGTATCCTTAGAAAATGGGCGGGCCGAAGCCCGCCCATCTCATTAACCCGCGACGCGGTACAGCGAGTACGCCGCGTCGCCGGTCTTGACGGCGCGGAACTTTACCGCCTTGCTTGCAACGCCGGCGCCCGAGCCGACCAGCGTCCAGCCCGTGCCAGCCGTGAGAGTCGGAACGCCGGTGCTGGTCGCCAACAGGTAGATGTCAAAGCAAGAGTTGACTTTCAGGCTGGTCAGTTCAGCGTCAATGCTTGCCGCAGTCGGAAGCGCCAGATCAGCAGTGCTGCTGGACGTGTAGACGATGATAGACTGCTCAAGATTAAGCACGGTCAGGGTCGCAGCCGCGGTATACGCGGTCGGGATGGCCTGAACGCCAATCGTCGCTTCGTTCAGGTTGCCATCACCAAGCTGATAGCCGCCGGTACCATTAGGAAGTGCCATGATATTTCTCCGTTCAGATTAAGGTGGCCCCCGGCGAACCGAGGGCCAGCTAAAGTTAACCCCAGATGCGGGCAGCCATCGGCGCGCGGATGGTATTGAAACCATACAGAACGTCGATACGGCAGGGCATACGGTCGTTGTTGATGTCGTACTGACGGACAACGCGGAGCGAGATGCCGTTGTGGACGGCACGCGACGCCATATCGACGCCCTGCGGGAGCAGGAGATCGGCGGTGGCGAACGTGATGGCGTCCTTCTGGTAGACGAGGTTCTGCGGGTAGCTGGTCGAAGCAGCACCAACAAAGGTCGTCACGGCGCTGGCTGCCGGGAACGCGCTGACAGTCGCCAGAGCGTTGGTCGGGGTGTAGATCGCGGGGCTGATCTGCACGCCGGTAGCGTTGCCCGAGCCGTCGGCAGTGACCGCAGTAAGAACGACGAACTGCTGGAGCGCGCCGGTCGATTCACGGGTCTGCGGGTTAACCGAGAACACGCCAGCAATCGTGAACACATCGCCGGCAGCGATAGTGCCAGCCGCGCCGAGACCTGAAAGGTCGATGGTGGCCTGACCCTGCGTTGAGACAGCAGTGGTGACGGTGCCGGCGGTGTTGCGCGAACCCGTGGTGTGCTGCTTGATCGACTGCGACATGTTGATCTCGTCGTAGCCCAGCACGCCCTGACCCATCATGCCGTTCTTGAACTGGCGGCTGATGGTATCGACCGGGTTGAACAGGCCCTTCATGCCTTCGACCAGACCGGCGTTGGCAGCCGGGTTGACGGTGGCATAGCGGCTGTTCATCGGCGCAGCGTATTCGTTCAGCTTCTGCTGGGCCTGAAGCAGAACCAGCGAGGTCGCGGGCGTGGTGCCAGGCGTACCAACAGTCGAGTAGATTTGCTTGTAGGCGTTGGCAACGTCAGCGTCGATGCTGGACGCAAGCTGCGAGATACGCGGCTTGAGAACACGCTCGGCGAAGTCGTCAAGCTGCATGGTCAGTTCGGCAGAGGTGAAGTTCACGCCGATGTGCTTCTGCGAAGCGACGGTCAGGGTGGTGAACTGCTCGTTGTCGTCCTGAACCTGAAGGGCGGCGCCGTCGGTGACGAGCGCACGATCCGGCAGGCGGATACGCAGGGTCGAACCGATCTTCGCACCTTCGACAGCGAAGCTGTCGTCGTACTGGCGGTTCACGTTGCGGGTCAGAACAAGGTTATTTTCGAGAATCTCAAGCGACTTGCGCGTGATCATGTCGATAGTAAGAATCGAGTTAGCCATGGTGGTCGTCCCAAATTATCGGTTGCGTTGTGCCTCGTACTTCTTGATCTGACGCATCCGTTCCGCTTCAATCCAATCCGAGGTACTCATGGACTTTGCAGCCCGAGGGTCGGTGGTGTCATAAGCGGGCGCGCTTTTGGCGCGGGCTGTGACAGGAGCAATCGGTGCCGGGGCGGTTGATGTTCTCCGGGTGGGCGGGCTGTCGCTAAGTTTAGCTTCAATCCGTCCAATTTCCTTGGCCTGCATGTAAGGCGACATCTGGGCAATCCGCTGGGCCTCTTTCGGGTTGGAGCCGAGGTAATAGATTACGTCGGGGCCGTTGTCCGAGGCTTGGATCGTCTGGGCCATCACATCCGTCACAGGGAGGTTAGGGTTGTAGGCGACCTGTTCGAAGTCGTCGTACTTGTCCCGCGCCTCTTCCTCTTTCGTCTGGTACTGTTCCAGAAGGGCAGTCTGCTGCTTGGCGGCTTCCCGCCTTGCGACCAGTTCCTCAGCTTTCCGTTCGGCCAACGCGTCTGCGTAGTCCTCTGGAGAGTTGAAGTACTCTTGTGACGGGATGTCTACAGGAGCGCGAAGCGCCTGGAGATCAGCCTGCCGTTGAGCCTGCTCTCGTTCCCATTTGCGCTGCTCGCGTGCGAGGCGCTTGCCGACGATCGCGTCCAGTTCTTCCTGCGAGAAAGTCTTGGCCGCTTCCTGTTCGTTCGGCGTTTCCGGCGTCAGATTGTCTTCAGGCTGGAGTGCTGCCGTGGCTTCCAGTTCTGGCGCGGAGGCATCCGCTTCAAAAGGGACATTCTCGTCCATGTCTAACCCCTATGGGATTCCCGGTGAGCCTCGCCGGTAAGGTAGCGACGAACGTACCATGTACTTGGTACGTTCGTCAAATTCTATGCGTAATAGCTGATGTTCAACTTGGCGCTCGCAACCTGTTCAATGAACTTGATCTTGGTAAGATCACCATCGTACTGAAGCGGAACGCCAACCAAAAGCGGCATACCGACAGAAGCTGTCGGAGCCGTGCCGTCATCGCGCCAGCGCACACCCTGCGTCTCGGCGATGATCAGCGCGAACGTCGGCTGCTGCTTGTTGCCGCCGGAGTCCGTGGTCGGGACCGTCAGGCCCGTTGAAGAACTGAGCGAAGTGATCTGCTGGTACCCCAGGCACGAGGTAACAGCCTTGAGGGTCATAGCCATTAGAAACGCTTCCTTTCTGTGAATGACCGAAGCTCAATCGGGTACTGATAGCCAAAATTCCACCCCGTGTTACCCCCACCATCTATATTATTATTACCCGAAAAAGCATTCCAAGTGGCACCACCGGTTGCGGTGATGTTCGTGATAGTGGCGTTACTGGCGTTGACTGTACCGGTGGTTTGAGAAATGACCGCTGCGCTGCCGCCTGTGGTCGCGTTAAGCGTGACAGATGGGCTGCCTGCAATGGCGAACGTCCCCGCGCTGCTGGTCGCGCCAGACTTGAACTTGATCGTGCCAGCCGTCAGCGTCAGCGTGCGGGTTGCACCGACAGTCAGCGCATCACTCAGAACCTGCGTCGATCCCGGTGCGTTGAACTCTACAGGGCAGTCGAGTGTTTTCCCGTTGAAGGTGTGCGTCACCGTCCCGCTGGTCGCGCCAAACCGCAAATTCCCGGTGTTAGATGTTACAGTCATACCGGCGGAAAGCGTCAGAGACCCATAGACAATTCTGGTCGCGGTGCCGATTTCAAAAGTGCCGCTAAATCCAGTGAAGTTTAGACTTTTTACGCGAGTTGCGCTGGCAATGATGTCCGTGCCAGCCGTGATATTGAAATTGAAAACACTCGTTTCGCTGGTGCTGTAGGTCGTTATCGTGCGTGTTCCGGTTGCACCCGAATAGGTCAGGTCAATAGTCGGGGTTCCCGTGACAGACCCCACAGATGATCCAGTGAATACCGTTGCGTTATTGCCGACGATGCTGACCTTGAAGCCATTGAAGGCCAATGTGCCGGTAAATACGTCGTTAAGCAGCAGCCGAAGCACTGAAACATTTGCGCCGAGCGTAACCACAGCCGCGCCGCTGGCTGCGTCGAGAAACGCAGTGTCAGCAGCAGTAGGGACTGAAGCACCACCAGCGCCACCAGAGGTTGCCGACCAGTTGGCGGTGTTTACCGCATCCCACGTCCCAGAGCCGCCCACCCAATAACGGTTAGCCATTGGCCTCCTCCGTCACAAAGAAATCGGCATCGAGGATGGCTTCGCCGTCGCAGTCGTGGAGCCAGTATTCTGGCTCGTCGAACAGCCTGTCGCAGTCGGTGCATTCGGTCATACCACGATCCTCAGTTCGCCAGTGACAGTATTGTAAATCTGCCCAACCACAAGGCCACCAGCCAGTGCCACAAAGATGCTCTTAATCTTGCCGGCGCCTACCTTAACCTGGGCGGTGGCAGAAAGAGCGGTGTAGGCAGACGCCATGATCAATCCTTACGTTAAAAGTTTGTTCGTGTAATCGCTACGGGCGCGGCCAAGGACAAGACGCCGACGAACCGCGGACTAGGATGAGGGCTTTGGTAGCGTTCAATGTGTACGCTCCCGCAGCGACTTGGGTGCAAGTCGGGTCATACCACACTGCGGAACCGCTTGCGGCAGGGATCGTAATCGATTTAGACGGGACCGCGCACGCGGAGCCAGTGTAATTACAAACGGGGTTAACGTACACAATGCCGTAGGTAAACGTGCGCGAACACACACCGTTATCGGTCGTTCCGAAATAGCCGCAATCACTGCTTGTCACAGCAGTCGTTACCCCAGAAGACGTTAAGGCTACACTAGGCACCGGCGAAGTCGGCGTGCCGATGTTGGGTTCAAAAAAGCCTTCCAACGTGATCGCTTGTCCGACCGCCGATCCAGTAACAGCGTTGTTTAGCGTGATTGTAGTTGTAGTCGTAGACGCGATGTACGTGTTCGGCGGGATATTGGCCCCGGTAACTTTTAGCCCTGGCGCCGCTCCGGTTATGCTCCCGATAGCGGTAAGCACCGTAGGATTGGTCACGCTATTAGTGGTGGCCGTTGTGGCTTTATAGAAATATCCGCCCATATTTTCTGGGTAAGCAGGCACTAGGAGAGATCCTTGCGCTGCCGCCGAAAAATACTGCGGGCCGTTTTGCACAGTCAGCAAATTCCAACCCATAACATAATTTGCCTCATCGGTAGTAATACCTGACGTATCATGCCCATTAAGGTAGGAAATTGGTGCGTACATAATTTTTGGGTTAACATTACGCGCGTTATACAGATGTATCAAAAACAAATCGTCTATAATAAACCCGTTGTAATAGTTAGGTGCTTGGGACAACCCATCTGCGCGTGTGGGTACGTTTTCTACAACAATACCATCCGCCGACAAAGCAGTAGCTACAAAACCGTCGCCGCCGTTTTGCGATATATTAACAACAAGAGTATTAGCATTTGCATGGGCATAGGAAGCTACTCTTTGGATGTGGCTAAGGTTATCCGCGGTCCACGCAGCGTCAGGCTTGTTGACGCCGCCATAGTCTTGGGTCCACGATCCGCCGCAAGCAGGGCGTGACCCAGAAACGCAAGGCGCAACAGTTCCTGAATAATGCCCCGCCATTAGAAAATTATTTTGAACAACCACGTTGTCCAAAGAAAATCCTTTTGTTCCCCCGCCTGCACTAACAATGCTTTGCGCAAGATACGCGCTAGCAGCAGGATTGCCGATATCGACCGGGGGATAATCTGTGTTGCCAAATTCCCAAGCAATAGTCGTCCTGTCGTTAAGGTACATTACCCAATCAGGATGGTTTGTATAAAGCCATTCAATCAACGTACCCGACCAATTTGGTATAGGATTGTACAACCGATAAGCCGGTGCGTAGTTCAGCGTGTACATGCCTCCTGGCGGGATAAACCCGCTAGACCAAATCCAGTTGGCGCCTGCGGCACTCAGCGCGTTGTAATCGCCAATATTGGACGGCTGTCTGACGGAGTAAAACTGAAACGGAAATCGAGGAGAAGGCGGCATTCCCGCGATATCTACGCCTTTGGTCGCCAGCGTAATATCTACACTTTTTGGCGCAAAATGCAGATCGCCGCCATTGTTCCATGTATCACCATCAACCGGCGATGTAGGCGCGGTGCCGTTAGGCACATTAACGCTAGACCCTGCGGTTGTCGCGGGCTGTACGATCAGCGTGGTCCCAACCGGAAGCTGCTTGGTCTGGCCGTTCTGGATAACCAGCGGAAGATTTGAGCCTGCATACGCTGGGGATGCCAGCGTCAATGCAATAATAGCCGCAATACGACGGATCATAGCTGCACTCGCATTTGAAGGGTGAAGAAAATACCTGAACCCGGGACAGCGGTGCCCAGAGGCTGCACGATAGAGTTAGATGCGCTTGGCGGTGTGGTAACAAACGCGCCAGGTGTGGCATCGCTCAACCATACCTCGCCAGGTACGGTCACTGTGACTGCGTTGTTGATGCCAACTGAGTACACCGTCGCGCCTGATCCAGAAGATACCGACGAAAGCACAAAACCATTTGCGTACTTAGCTGGGTCCAACGCGCTAGCTTTGCGCACCGCTGCTGTTCCACTGTTGCTATATATATTGACAAAATTACCCGCGGTCAAAGCCTCAGTGGCGTTTACAGATATGAACGGAGCGCCATCGAACGTAGCCGCGGGTATGTTGTCGTAGGTGCCTATCACCACATCTACTGAAGATGTCAGGACAAATTTATATGTGTTTTTGACAGTTAGCCAAATTTCGCTGGGGACGCGTCCTGCGCTGTTTAAGATTATTGGGTTAGAATGCGCCGTTGCGCCGCTGCTGCTGGTGTAGACGGTCGATGGCGTTGTGGTGCCCGCAACGTACGTATACAGCTTGCCCCCGGCGAGAGGGGCGCCGTCATTGGTGAAAAACTGCCACCCAGCACCGGCAAATGGAGAAAAAGAAACCATTTTGCGTCCTTATGCCAGAAAGCGCAGTTTGTAGAGCGTCGTGCGGTACAGCTTGACGATGTTATCGATTTCGTTCTGGATCGCTGTATCGTCCTTCTCAAACGCAATATACCGCGCTTTTTGCAAATCCGCTAGCTGATCCTCAAGGAACTCGATGATGTTGGTCGTCTTTTTGGCGCTCATCAGCGAGATGGGGCCGATCAGGCCATATTCACCCTGATACTGCTCGGCCAAACCGTCGGCCAACTCCACGATCTCTTCGTAGAACGTGTTCAGCGCCATGTGCTTGGAAAAGCTGCGCGTGTTCAGGTGGACGGAATGGGCGACATCCCGCGCTAGGAACAGTGAGCCGATAAAGTCAGCACAGGACTTCATTCCATCATTCCTTCAGGTGGCTGTTGCGGCTGTTGCGGCTGCGGTTCAGGGGCTTCACCGGGCTGCTCAGGCTGCCCAGGCGCTTCAGGCGGCTCGTTGGGGTGCTGCGGCTCCATCTCGCCGCCAAAACTGCCCATACCGGGCTGCTGCAAGGTCGGCGCGACCAGATCGCCTGCGTCCATTGCGGCGTGCAGAGTGCCCAGCACGATGTCCTGAATCTGCTCAGGCGACATGCTGTTTTGAACAGCCACGATGCGCTTGGTTTCAGCGTCATAAGCCTTGATCTGGGCCTCAAACTCGTCAACCTGAACCTTCTGAACCTCTGCGGACTGCTGGACTTCATGGATTGCATCCACGGCGTGGTGCAGTTCCTGCGTCAGCGCGTCGATCTGTTGCTTGGCAGCGGTCATCTCGGGGCTTTGGTTGTCGTCAGCAAGAACCTTTGGATCAAGGATTTTCTTGAACCGATCCGCCATCTCCTGCGCACCCGGCCAATCCATGTTCTTGATGAACAGGTCGCCGGCCACCGACCACAGTTGCGGGTTGGTTTGCAGGATTTGGCTCATCGCGTCGAGGGCTTCCTGACGCTTGGTCATGTAGCCTGGGCCGGTCGTGACCATCACATCGTAGGTGCCGACCGTCGGGTTGTAGATTTTCTCAATCAGCGCGCCTTCTTGGTCGCGGATCTCGTTGACCGGCTGCGGCTGGTCAGGGTTGATTTTGACCATATCAACTGTGCCATCCACGCCGATGATGCGTGCGATGCGCTGCGTGTCGTAAATCTTGGGAATCATATCCACAAGTTGGCGGGTAATGTGGCGGATCGCGCGGGCAAGGTTGTCCACGTAGTGATACGTGCCAACGTCACCCTGCTTTTCGCGGGCCATGATGGCCTTACCCGATCGCTCGTTGCCCGACATGCCCAGCGAGGCGTCGTACTGGCCCGTGGTGGCCTTGATGTCCTCACCGGCGCCCGCTTTGGCCTGTAGCAGCCCGCTGGAGGCCATAGGAGGCTGTGCGCGCTGCGGCAGGGGCAGCGAGCCGCCCAGACCGTCGGTAACGTCAGGGTTGACTTCCAGATACGGCCAGTTGGTCGTGTTGGCTGTCTTCCACTGCTGCTCGTAGCCCTCAAACTGACCGCCGTAGCCGATGAACGGCGCCTTGGGTGCCAGCGCAAGCATTTCAGCCTCTTGGCTGACCCAGTAATTGTACATGCGCTGCGCGTCTTTGGCGTTGCGCACAAGGCCCGAGATGTAGACCTGGCCCTCGACTTCCCACTCGTTGCCGATCACGCGGACGACAGGAATCCACTTACCGGCCCATTCGCGTTCCTCCAGAACGTCGAAGCCGTTGGTCTTCATCCACATGACCTTCTTGCGGTCAACGTCGCGGTTGCGAAGTGGTGCGCCAAACATCGCCATAAGCTGCTTGTCGCGGGGCGTTTTGGAGAACGCGGTCTGGTTGTCGGGGTAGAGGTGCAGGACTGCACGCTCATGCTTGTAGTAGAAATACTCCGCAATCCGCACGGTGTCTTCGTTAAGCCATGCCGAGATCGACTCGTTGCCGACGCCCTGAGACATGAGCGTCGAGATCGGAGACGCGTCGGGAAATTCGCGCTCGTACTCTTCTTTCGTCATGTCCTGCGTGACGAAGCACCACTCAGCGTCGGCGCCGCAGGGGTCTTGGATCGTCGGGTCCATGTAGACGCTGAAGGCGTTGCGGACGCGGCCAATCTTGAGGTCTTGGTCGAAGCTGTCTTCGCTGCAATACTCGGTCAGGATGCGGATGTAGCCCTCACCGTACGTGACCTGGTTGTCGCACGCAGTGTCGTAGGCAACGTCGGCGTCTGAGATGTACTCGATGTGCTTGACCACACCGTCGAGGACTTCAGCGACCTGAATGTCGGCCTTGTCGTCCGCCGGGATGACCTTGCCGCTGGGCCGGTTCTGGCGCTGCTCGTTGGTGACCTGACGCACATGCTGGGGCAGCTTGTTGATCGTCAGGCAGGGGCGTGCGTTGATCGTCTGCCCCTGCACTGACCCGCGCGTCGCCAGAACGTCTGCGGGCCACTGCCATTGGTTGTCGGGCGAGCCGGCCATGAACCGGAGATCGTCCAGTTCGTCCTCGCGGCTGTCCGAATACGCTGCCATCGCCATCTTGAGGCGGCTGCGCATAACGGCCAGCGTGTCGCCCTTGTCCTTATCGGACGGGGCGTTTCCACCGACATTGGCGACTTCGCCTGCCTTTACGATGCCGGTAGGATCAGCCATGTGCTTACTTCTTGCCCTTCTTGGCAGCCTCACGCTTGACGCTGTAGGCGATGGCGACAGCCTGCTTGACGGGCTTTCCAGCGGCCACTTCCGCCTTCACGTTAGCCCGAAACGCTGGCTTGCTGACCGATTTCTTCAGCGGCATGGCACTTACTGGCAGTGAATGAGCGCGAAGTTAATAATCACATCTTCGGCCAACGCGCCGGCGGTCAGATTGCGAAGCGTAAGGGCTGCCGAACCTGTGGTCATGCTCGACACGTACGTGGTGTATGCCCCTGCGGTAGGCGAACCCGTAACCGCCCCGGAAATGTTGGTGATCACGATGTCGTTGGAGCTGATGAGGTTATTGTTCAGCGTGAACGTCACGGCGGTGTTAGCAGCCAGCGAGGCACCGTTCATTGAAATTCGGCCAGCCGACTTGTTGAGCGTGACCGCCGTGGATTTGCTGGTCGCCTGCGTGACGCTGCCCTGCGCGGCGGTGGTGTAGCCAAGTTGGTTATCACTCAGCAGAAAATCCGCCCCAATGATGTCCTGATCCGAGTACGCTACGCCAATCGGCTTTGTGTTAGACATGTTATGACCCCAGCCAGCTAGTAGATGTTCCGGCGAAAGCGTAACCTTTTGCGCGCCCGGTGTCAACGCGTCCTTCGCG